CCCGTACTATAAACAACATGTAGTTTACCATTTTTTCTATACAGTGGAGTAGCAGATTCTCTTGAATCTAAACTCCCTAATACATTGCCGTTTTTATCATATGCCTTCTCAGATGTTAAACCATTTTTCCATTGATTTAAATAATAATACTGAATGCAATTAGTAGAATTAGAAACATATCCATTTTTTACACCTAATGAAGTAGGATATTCTAGATATATAAGTTGTTTTGAATAACTTATATCAAGGATAGTAACATCGTCGCCTTTTGAAACATATCTTCCTGCTAGAACATTTCCATTAGCATCTCGAATATATAAGTCATCATTAATTATTTTAGCGTTATTTGGATAAGTGAAATTTAAAGTAGTTGGTTGAGTTGAAGTAGGGGATGGTGTGGTATTAGGATACTCGAAAATATTTATATTATCTGTATTTCTTTGCACAACTCCTTTTGTAGCTTTGCCACCGTCTATTAACTCTTTAACTTTTGCAATTGCTAAGTCTTTATTACTTATAGCAGATATTTGTTTGTTATCTAAAATTATGCGGTACATTATTGAAACTGATGGAGTTGGAGTGGGAGATGATATTTGAGATTCAACATATCTCAATCCCAAATACTGCTGAATCCCTTTTACTATAGAAATCGCGCACTTCCTTTGAAATTCAGGACTTGCCAATAATTTTTCTTCAGTAGGATTACTTATAAAAGGTAGCTCTACCAAACAACTAGGACAATCAACATATTTATTGACATATAGATTTGTTACCTTAATTCCTCTATCTCGAAGTCCTGTAGAAGATATTAAATTTGTTTGTATTGCTTTTGCTAATTTTTCTGCATTTGAACCCAAAGCAACCACATGGGTTTCTATTCCATTTGCTGTCTTATCCGAAAACGAGTTATTGTGAATACTGATGAACCATTCAGAATTAAAATTATCAGATGAATCTGTGACTGCCCATAAATCTCCACTTTGGATTGAATTGATATTATGACCTAATCTTTGTAATTCTGAAACTACTATCAAACCAATTGCTTTTACAACATCTGATTCTTTAAGTCCTGTTTGACCAATAGATCCTGGATCAAATGTTCCATCAGATTTTTTACCGTGCCCAAAATTAATCGTGCCTTTTGACATTTGCAAACACCGACCTTTTATTATTTATTCGTTATTAATTTTTCTTCCTGTCCTAGGAAATCAAATAAGTTTTTTTAAATGAATGCTAACTAATTTTATAATACAAATAAATTATTTTTTACTTGTAATTTTCCTAACTATAGGATATTATTAATTTATAGATAAAACATAAAAATAAATAATAAGTAGAAAGGAATTGATAATTTGTCCATATATAATGAATTACTCCAACAAGAATTAATAAAGAACTTTCCATTGTTTACACCTATAGAAATACATAATTTAGACTCAATACTATCAAAATATAATATTTCTATAATCACTCCATATGTAAGTGAAATTGTTGACTTACAAGAAAAAATTAGTTTGTTTATAGCAGGTAAGAAATTGGAGGGATTGAGCGAACTTACTTTAAAAGGATCAATCAAATGAGAAAGAGTAAACCTCTTCTAATGGTTTCTTAAAATCACTAGGATATAAAATTTTATAATTCAAATTCTTTGACTTTAACATTTCTTCTTTCTCATCAATATGTATTTTATATTCCCTGTGATATCCTTTTAAATTATTTATATTAACCTTGCTATAATCCAACATTCCTGCTATTTCTATATACCATATTTTATTATTGATAGTCAATGCATAATCACAATCTTTATTTCCGATATAAGTATCAATGAAATCTTTGTATTTTATATTTCTATTATACATAATATCATTGTCTTTAAAATATTTAGAGGTATAAAATTCATATTGACTAGTTGTAATTTCACCATCATCAAAGATGAAATGCATCCCCATTCCACTTCCATTAGGAATAAATCCAATTGATTTTATATATTCTCCTATTGTCATGTCATACTCTTCTTTGAAAAATTTATTGTATGTTTGAGGATGTAAGCACCATTCACAATTTTCTACATCCTCTAGACTAATATTCCTTCTATCCTCTGTTTTGTATATATGTGCACATAATTCTTTAATATTATGTTCTAATTCTGTTAGTGTTTTTTGTTTAGCTATCATACTTTCTCTGTTTATTGGGAAACCTAATTCTTTCAACATACTGTTCAAATTTCCCCAAAATTTATTAATAGTACTTATTCCTATTTCATTAAACTTTGGATTACGGAAATCATCATAGGTTAATGGTCTACCTAATTCTTTAGATTTATCTACTATTAATTTTATTGCTATTTCTTTGGTTACTCTTGTATTAGGCTTTAATCCTAAAGATGCTATAAATTCTGAATATGTTGTTATATTGTCAGGAGAATGATTAACAAACCATACGTAAGACTGAAAACCATTTTTGACAAGTTCTCTCATGCCTAAGACATATTCATTTTTAATACAATAATCTTTGAGTTCTTGGCATCTTACAATAAAGTATTCATGGAGTTGTTCAATTTCTCTTTTATTAAATTCATTAAAGAACTCTTCTTTTTTATCTCCTAAAGTATCCATAATAAGTTTATGGTCAGGTATATTATATTTAAAATTACTATAGTCTCTGGTAAGAGGGAACCTGTTATTATCAATGTAAAACAATTCCCATGATTTCTTTAATGAATCAATTGTGTAAATTCTTTTCTTTGAATTGTAATATCCATAACTTTCACAAAAATCATTATAATTTATACCTATATTTCTTTTGAAAATATAGCTCAATGTAGTACTTGCAGGTAGATTAGAATAAGCATTTATTTCTTTTTGTTTTGGTATTCTGCCTAATTCTTTACATAATTTTAATAATTCATCACGAACAAATTCAAATTTATAATTATTAATATTTTCACCTCACGACTAAAAAACACACATATATCTTACGTGTGTTTTTATATTATATTTTTATTTTTCGCCATAGTTTATGTAGTCTAATGATAGTCAAAGGAGCCTATTTGAATACTATGCATGGTATTATGGAGGAAATGAAAATATTTCCACTACTCAGGAAATTACGCGAGAGTTTCTGAAGGGCATGTGGCGAGTACATATAAAAAATGTTTTGTTCAGTAATAAGTTGTAAATAATAAATAATTAAAATATTATTCTAATTGAGAATAGAGTATAGAAATATACTCTATTCTTTTTGTTTTATTGTACTTTGTGAAATATGACAACTATATGCTTACAAGATATTTAAGATTATCTGGAACATCATCTACATAATAAACCTTATACTTACGCGGATTTTCCCTATTTGCGTTTTCATTTAGTTGTCTTTGGATACCTCTGGTACTAATATTTATTTCTTCACAACAACGAGTTTGATTATTCCATCTCCCAATGTAATTATTATTTTTATCAAATACTACAAAATCTCTAGTGTTCCTTACCTTATTCATTCTATTTTTGAGATTTTCTTTAGTAAAATCATCTTGGTATATAAGAATAAAATCTCCTACGGAAGGTCTCCTATTTGTTAATGATTGATTAACGTCTCCTGTGGCCATATTGTTCTCAAGACAAAACAAAAATCTATTATCACACTCATCAATAAAATTACCATATTTATCAAATACTAAAAACTTTTTATTATCTTGTTTTGTACGTAAATATTCAATACGTTTTTCCTTTGATGGTCTATGGTTCTTCTGACCGCCAATAGTCATGTTATACCCTTCGTGTCCATAAGTTCCAAAGTGATCAATCCAGTATGTTTCTTTGTAATCAAGTTCTTCGGGAGAATCTGCATAATCAATAATTTCCCATAAAAAATTTTCTATACCGTATTTCTTCATTGCTTTTTGGAAACTAAATTTTTGCTGATTAACCGAATTAAAATGTTCCCTCTTTCTTTTTTCTAGAGTACAAGTAGTTTGACCGATGTATCTTTTATTGTTTGTTAAATTTTTTGCCGAATATATTATACCATAATAATCCAATATATCTCCTCGTTCCTTTTTTACACATAGAAAAAGAGAGTACGATTTGTACTCTCTTTTTGTAAAATTTTATTTTTGCTTATGTCGTAGTTTATTGTCAACTACGACTTACTACTACGCTAATATTTTAGCCGCATTTGCAATCTCTCCGACAAAATAAGTGCATCCAAAATTAAATTTTTCGCCAACTACAGCTGTATGAGTCAAGCAAGACATTCCATATGTCTTACGCTCACCGTCTGTTCTGAGTCGCGTGGCGATAGAACTAGGGGCATTGGGCAATCCAACTCTCATAGTATTTTTATAATCAGCAATTTCCAACGCAATTACTACATCTTTTTCACCCTGAACAAGACTATTTGACGTAAAATGTGCAATGCTAAATGGTTTATTGTCAAGCAAAATATCACTGTCGTCGTTAATGTCAATGGGTAGTTGGTATCTCACTCCATGGCTTGTAATAACTTGGTCATTACCCATCCCTGCCTTACTTACTGCAAGCATGATTGGATACCCAACAGCTATTTTTGTATCTCTTAAAAAGATCATTTTCCCCTTAATGTGAAATCCACTAGGATTTATTGTTTGGTCTAATCTACCCGACCACAAAGGACTTACTTGATCACTTGGATGATATGCGTTAAAGTCACTCTGAAATCTGACATTTTTACATAGACGGTAATTTTCCGATATTTCAGACCAAATACTGTCCACGCCAACAACTTTATCATCGAATTTAATACTTGCGGATAAGTCCTTTAGGCAGCCCAAAACAGAGTGTTCAGGAATCCATTGGTAGGGGTATGCTGTGCCATCGGGAATAACACTAAACGCGAACTCTTTGCGACTGGCGGCTTGTAATACAGACAACCCCGTAGCCGAAACTGTGTAGGATATATAACTAGGAGTTATTGTTCGGAATATTGACGCTCCACCACCCTCAACATAGTGATTAGCCCAACCTCTAGCAGTTCCACCTGTTGGAGCATTTAATGGGTCGTCACCCTTGAACGTGCCAACAACAGTATGGATACTATCTGGCAGACCCCTAACAATAGGAATCTGTACGTTTTCAGTTAAAACTTCACTCCATACCGAAATAGTTTTAGTTATATACCCATCGACAAGTATTTCCCATATACCACCCCTGTTATCTGTACGGGAATTGAAATTGAAGCCAGTGCCATCGAATACTCCAGTAAAAGTTGCCCCAACTTCGGTTGTGTAATAAGTTGGTTCAGACGTTGTAACCCATGTTCCCGTTATAGCGTTATAATTAACTGATTTCCTGAAATCCTCTACAACTTCAGCCTTTGTTACGGTTTTAGTAACAACATCAAACAACCTAAACCAACCGTCTCCATCTTTTTTCATATTGTAGGTGCATACTTTGTTTTTCCCATAAAATATTCCTAATTCTACTGTGGACGTGTCAATAACTTTAACAAGAACCTTTTCATTTAATGAACTATATGCTTGGAGTAGTTTCACAAGGCTAGTTCCTTGTTGCGTAGTTTCAGCCAACTTTGTTCCAACCTCTTGTAAAGCACCCTCTACATCTGTAGCAGTTATCAGATTTCCATTATCAATTAGAGTTACTTTATTAGCACTTGCACCAACCTCTTGCCATGATGTTCCATCCCAATATTTATTTTTTGCCATTATTATATTCCTCCTTAATTTTTGAGTAAGGCATATTATTTATTAATTCAAATGGAATTTCTTTTATAAAATAAAAACAATATCCTTTGGTTTGCTTATAAACTTTTTTTAAACATTTCCCTATAGTTGAGCCGTTTATATTTAATTCATTTGCACAAACACCGCGATTATTGTATTTCCCGATATATGCTCCTTCTAAATCAAAAACAACGAACTCTTTAAAATTAGTTCGTTGAATTAATGCTTGTAGTTTTTCTTCCGTGAACTCATCTTTAAATATCATTATCATTCTCTTAACAGATACTTTATTTTTCTTTCCGTGTAAAGCATCATTAATACTCTGTACACAACTCCCAATCTCTTCAGCAAACGAAGATTGAGAAAACATACTCTTAATAAAATTACCTTCTATATCAAATACCATGAACTCCTTGCCACCATTCATTACAGATAAATCATCTGCATTATTCCCTGTTTTCTTACCGAATTGTCCACCTACACTCATATTATAACCGCCAGTTTTGTAACAATCATAAAAATCAATCCAATATAATTCTTTCTCATCTAATTCTTCTTGATTTTCTGCCACATCAATCGTTGACCATTCAAAAGCATCTGTTCCATATTTATTAATTGCTAAATGAAAAGCAAACTTACTACCATTATTTGCTTGACTATTATGTTCTTTCTTCCTTTTATTTAAATCTCTAATCGTTTGACCAATATATCTTTTATTATTTACAGTATTTAAAGCACAATAAATTATCCCATATGTATTGTTTTCCATTTTCCCTCCTTAAATTTGAACATCAAAAAAGACAGGTAATAAAACCTGTCTAAACACAAAAACTTTTTATTTACTAACTACAATATTCATACATTTAAACACAATTAAACGCCTAAATCTATCCATACATCATTTAAATTAGGACTTAATGGTTCAATAGAACTTACAGTTAACTTTTTTACCAACGTGTCATATACATTGGTATTTAAAGTATCAATCCATTCCCATGAATCACCATCATATCTATATAATTTCCCATCATCTATTGTTCTTACAGTCCAATAAATTACAGGGGATGGATATGTAATTACTATATCATTATAAGTTGCAACAGGGTTTTTTAATATCATTTTTGATGTATTTATCATATCTTGATATCCTAAAACTCTAGTTGCTTCATTATCAATTCTTATATCTTCATTAGAAACTCTTGTCGCTTCACTTTCCATAATTGGCAAAATACCATCTGCCACATCTTGCAATGTTTGAGTTACATTATTATTTCCATCTAATTGTGTATAAACTCTATTAGCAGGAGTTAAAATAACCCCCCGACCTTTATATGAAGCATTTACTATATTTCCATTTTCCGAAGAATTAAATGTAACTATTGAATTTAGATAATTAACATAAAAAGAATTTATAGATAAACTAGTAATTATTTTTGACTCATTATAACATTCAATAGCATAAATTGATGTTGAATCTGGATTTATTGTCCAAGCAGAAGATACAGTTGCTATTTTAGTAGTACCATTATAATCAGATATTACTTTACTTTGACCCGAACCTGTACCTCCTGTAATAGAAATTGTAAAACTATTATACCTATCATCTGCAATAGAAGCAGAACTTGTTAAAGTAATTGTATCAGAAGATCCTGCTTGAGCAGTACCTGTCAATTTAATAACTACGCCATAAAAATTACTAGCCAATTCATCAAGAATTATTTCATTATTTATAATAGGTCTTAAATCAGTTTTATCTACATATGAAGAATCAGAAGTACCTGCACGAAGTTCATATAAAAGTGGATCATTAAATTCAAAAGCCATTATGTATTTTCCCCCTTATTTTTTAGAATTAACCACAAAAAGACTCCAAAATAATTTGGAGTCTAAAATAAATAATATTGGATATGGTTTGTCGAAAATTTAGTTAATCTCTTAAACCGTTTAATTTCTGCATTAAAACTATTACATCTTTAACATTTAATTTATTGTCTGGCAAGATTGATGCCATGTTTATAAGATTAATATCTTTTTTATTCTTAACTCCTGCTAAATATTGTAATCCTGATACAGTATCTGAAATATCTATTATTGAATCTAAATTAGATATTTTCCCATTTTGAAAATACAAAATTTCTGATTCAGGTGATGCAATTGAGTTTGAGTTTTTATCTTCTAGATTAAGAAAATTCACTTCAAACTTAACTTTACTAGACGAACTAGTGATTTTAATTGGAACAAATATTAATTTATTTGTAGAATCCTCATTTTCTTTTAATCCAGATATAAACACCTCCTTATAATCATTGTTTCCACCTCTAAAAACAACAAATTCTTTTAAATTAGATTCATTAATTATGTCTAAAATTTCAATCTCAGTAGAAAAATATCTTAATTTAATTTCAAAATAAGATAATTCATTATCAATATTATCTAATCCAATATGCAAACCTACCCCATTTTTATTGTTGTCTTGTTCTATATAGATTGTTGGGTTTGGTTGCATATCAGTTGAGGCGTAGGTTAATTGGGTGTTAGACAATAGAAATGTTAATATAAATGTTATTATGAGTGTTAGCATAAACTTTGAAAATATTATAACTTTTTTCATTATATTTCCCTCCTTTTACTAAATTTGTATCTTTAATAATTATATATCAAAAGGAGGGAAATGGCAATGTTTTGTTATTATAATATTTTATTTCCCACTAAATAATTTCTTAATATACAAAACCAACCCATCTGGCTTATCTCCATTAAAATAAATATAATCAATATAATCTTCTAGTTGCAATGCTATGATTGAAAGCCCAATCCAGTAAATAGAATATCTAAAACATATCAAACCTTCAACACTCATAAACAACCCATTATAGTTCCAAAATTCAAAACCAAAAGCTCTTAATATTAATCCACTAATCAACTCAATAAATATCATTATCATGACAGTTAGTGAAATTTGCTTCCATTTTGGAGTTGAAAAGGAATAAAAATAATTAACAAAACTTATTAATATTCCTCCTATTCCACCCATTATCAAAGAAGACCAATTAGAACTGCCACTAAACAATATTTCTATGAAATAATATGCAACTGAAAATATTAAGAATATAACTATATATTTTATAAATTGTCTACCCATATTATCTCTCCTATACATTCGACAGTTTCACATTCCATTACTTGATTTCTCAACAATTCAAATTTATATATATTATTCTGAACGTGATGCATCATATCACTACCTAAAATAATCATTTGTTCTGCTGTAAATGGAGTGCAAAGAGTTTCACTTGCAGATTTCCAAATTATATTATCGAGGTCTGAGTTAACACCCAATAAAGCGATATAACCTTTTATATTATTTTGATCTAATTGACTGCATGAGTAAAATTCCTCAACTCCCTTACATGAACTATAAAATCCATTCAATATTGTTTGATTACATGCTACTTTTAACTCATAAATTTTATTTTCTTGATAGTCTTGAAGTGAAATAGGGTTCATAATAGGAGGAGCAAGATTTAGTAGTTGTTTAAATTGATTATTTTCAATTTGTAATAAATCAATCTGCTGTACTAAAGGGTTTTCAATAGTTTGCTGAAAATCTTCAATAGGAATACTAACAATTTCATTGTCAACTAATTTATAATTGGTGATATTATATTTTGGTATTAAGTTATCATCAATATAAACTCCACCTAATTTACTTAATACTTCTGGACTGTTTCTATATATAATTTCTATTTTTTGATTATCTGAAAAACTTGCTTTAATATGACCTGTAGTTTTTTCAAACACCACTAACATAAAAATACCTCCATTTAATAATATTAGTATACATTTATTTATTATTTTAGTAATTATTGATCTAGTCCATTACATAGTCGCTATAATAATAAACTCTAATCCTCTAAATAAAGTTCCATTACTAGGCCAAAAAGCTTCTGTGTATGCAACAACGTCTACTATTCCATTCACATAATCAATAGATTTTACAAAAAAGTTCATAACTGAATCGTTACCAGTATTAACCAATGGTACATTTAGTTGTGTTAAAGCTAAAGATATATTAAAATTTTTATTTCTAAATTTAGATGATAAAGCAAGAGAAATACCATTGTACCAAATATTCTTTTGTATTATTTCTTCTTCTGGTGTATACTCGCTATCATCTATGTATCCGTCACCTAGTCCAATTGTTGATCCTGGTACTATTTCTGTTTCATAATAATAAGGTTTACTTGTATCTACGCCTTCTATAACCACCAATCTTTCTAGTCCATTTGCTGTTAATTGTGTATAACTTCCATCTGTATGACTTGCTCTTAATCCATATTCATCGGGTAGAAATTCACCCATTTCAACAACTTCTTGACTTAGTGAATTTTTTACTTTAAAGCCATCTTGTGAAATAAATGCGCCATTATAGTTTGTATCAGGTTTTATTACATTGTCGCCTAATACATCTGAGGGAAGTGTTTCACCTAAATCTCCTAAAATTATGGAGTCTGCTCTGACTTGGGCAAAAATTCCAAGTTTTCCAATTACCTTATCACCCAGAATCCCATCCGTAGAAATACAGTGTCCCCAAGTATTTCCTCCATCATTAGAAAGAGCAATTACACCGGAGTTTATAATTAGTATATCTAGAGGATTTTGAGGACTTGTTATAATTATTCCTCTAGGAGATATTGAAACGTGTTCATTAACAGCTAAAGTTATTTCTTTGGAAATTTTTCCTTGAAGTTGATCAATTATTGTAGATATTTCCGAAGTGTTCTGTGTTAATTCTGTAAGAATTTTATATTTCGACATATTTACACTCGTACTAGTAGAAATAGAATTATATAAGTTCCTTATAAACTTTTGCTCATCAGTTAGTATTTCTTCTACATTTGCAATAGTTAATGAGATACTACCACTTTCATAATCAAAGTCAACCTCTATTATTCTGGCCTTAATTGATATGTTTAATGGTGGATAATAAACAGTACAAAAATCTCCTAACACTAATTTATCCCACAGATGTTGCATTTCTAGCACTTCTAAGAAATTTACAATATCTAATTTAATAGATATTTCAGGTTTACATATTTTCTCAAATTCTTTTTTACCATATTCATATAGGTCAGAAGCATTAGTATAGTTGCTATTGGTTGCTTCTTTTTCAATGATAAATAGATTTCTTTCTAAGATTTGATCTGCTGTAAAATTATTTTCAATTGATAATGTACTTTGCAATGCTGTAATTTGATTTTCAATATTAGATATTAAATTTTCAACGCCAAAATTACTACCTATAGAAATGGATGTCGTTACGCCTGTGCTATCGTCATCATTAAATATTGCAACAATATCAGATTGATCACTATTTGTAAAATAAATTAAAGTGACGACATTATTTAATACTGTAGATTTATAAATAGGAATTGTTTTATTTCTTATTGAATTTGTATAAAGTTTATTAAATTCAGTATTAATTTTAGTCGCTACGCTGTCAACAGTATCATCAATAAGTACGGCAATTGTTGTAGTAATTCCATCTATAGTAAAACTTATATTACCAGAAATCGTACAATTGGTAGAAACAGTGATAGTTAAATTTACCGAAGAAATCTCTGTTAATTTAGCATCAATTTCTAACTGCTTTGCATCTCTTTGAGCAATTAATTCTGCAGTTGGTTGAGAAGTAGATAGAGCAATATCTAATGAATCTTGGATAATAACTAATTGAATTTCTAATGCATCCATTTCATTTTGCTTAGTTGTTAATAATTCTTGTTGAACTGTCAGTTGAGAAAGCAGAGTAGAATAAGCATCTGTATTTGTAACGATTAATGCTTCATAAGCAACAATAGCGTTTATGAGTCCCTGTGACATATAATCCGTAGTCATAAAATTAACCATATTCTCAATCCAATCTTGTCCGGTTGGATTGACAGAAGCAATTGTTAAGTTGTTTTCTCCATAAACTTTTAATCTGGTTGCAAAATTATCCATGTTTATAGTTTGTTCAATTGTCTTAATTAGATTACCATATGAGAATCTTAAATCTTTAGTTATACCAATGTTGTCAGGATTATAGAGAGAAATTGTACGACTAACTGTATTGTATATGATTAATGAAGCAAAAGTCTCAGCAATTTCAATCACAAAATCTAGGACTGTTTTTGATGACACACTAAATGAACGATATGTAGATAGATAAATTGGATCAATATAATCTATTGACCATAAAGTTTGTGATAATGCATCTGTAAGAACTTGCAAAGCATTGTATGACACGACTTCATATGAGCGAATTAATTTATCCGCTAATTCATATTGTAGTGAAAGACATGATATTTCTTTTGTGTCAGAGGAATCATCTGAGGAGTCTACAATTTTATCTATCATATAATATTCAATAACTTCATCTTTTTTTAGTTTGATTAAGTATCTGTCTTTAATTTTATCTATATTTGGATTTCTTTGAAGTTGATGATTAAGTTCTATATTTATAGGAATAGAGAAGGATAATTCATTTACAGAAGAAAATTTTGTAAGATGCTTGATGTTATAAGCTTCGCTTAGAATCGCGATTGATTGTTTGTTTGGCTTGCAGAGGAATAATTTTGGTTCAATTGGAGTTTTTGTTAGATCAATTTCAGTAAGGATAATGTTTAACCTCCCTTTATTCAAGTTGTTGTTTATTTATAATTTTTATTTACTAAATCAGAAATCTTGCCTCATATTTGAATTGTATTTTTACATTTCCGTAAACTTGCAACCTCGATATCCCTCTTTTTAAGAGGATGAATTTACTACTAGAACTCATATTGTCTAATCTGTAAGTCAAAGGTAAATCAGATTGGACTGATTCATTTTCTGTGTTAATTGTTAGAGTTTCTAAATCACCTATTTGAGTAAATCCGATAAGTTCTCCCCCATTGGACTTATTAACAATTGAAAAACTTCCACCATTGATTACTTGAATTGTTATAATTGAATAGGCATCAACGTCTCCTGAATTTGTAATCGAAATTTCTTGACCATTTATGGTATTTGATGATAAATCGTAGAGTGGAGAAACATATACTGGGGAGTAACAATAGCATGAATCGCATAGCATTGATATTTTGATATAACCGTTCATACCATTATGGAAAACACTTGAATCTGAATTTAGGATACAGAAATATATTTTTTCTGGATCTTCTGAAAATTGCATTGGGCAAAAAAAATCAGGGGTTCCCAACCATCGCGCTATTTCTCTAAGTTGTTCATCTGAGAAATTTTCTGGAAGGGATAGAGTTAAATTTAATTCCTTTTGGTCTACTTGTTTGCCAAAATAATAGGGTTTTGTACGACCTCTAATTGTTTCTTGAAGGATATTGAAAGTTCCAAAAAATGGTTCTTCGTAAAGACCACTATCAACTGAACAATTTAATACCCCCATATCTTGTGAGTTGATGTTGTTGTATATAAAATATAAGCTTGATTTTATCAATTAATTTCACCTCGTTTCATTAATTTAAATAGGAATGAAATTACTTCACTCCTATTTTTTTCAATTCAGTTGCAATGGTGTTAAATACTGTTTTTGCTGAATTTTTGTCTCCATTCATAGATTCGATATTTAAATTCAAATTGTAAGTCGCTCCTGCTAAAGATGGATTCACAGATGGTAATTTTATATTAGAAAAATCGGGAAATTTAAACGTGTTTATAATATTCTTACTAATATCCATTGCCTTCAGAAGATTGAGTGAATCAAATTTTGTATTAATTATTTCACTACCATGAAGCATTGCCAATTTACCACCTGAAAAACTTGGTGTCATACCTCCAGAATCTAGACTTGCTATCCTTTCACGAAATAGTTCTGCTGTATCACTTGCTGTAACACCACCAATACGTTCTCCACTACCTGCTCCTGTTACAGCTACTTTACCACCTAATACTAAATCACCTGACTTAGCTTGAGATGCACTAGATCCAAGAGGAATTGTTATATAATTAAATTTAGACGTTCCACCAATTTCTCTTGCATTGTCAATGTCCTCGGAAACACCATATACATTTATCTTTTCACTAGGCGAACTAGAACCTTTTACATCTTTAACGCTTTCAGATGCAGATTTTACCTCATCAATCAAAGATAATAAATCATTCCAACTTTCACCAATATCAGAAGCAGTTGACTTATTCATTTCGCCAAAAGAATCCAAGAAACCATTCATTGTGGCTTTAATTCCTGCAACATTTCCATTAATAATCTGCAATCGAATTTTAGCATAATTTCTCTCATCATTAATAAGTTCATTATACATATATTCAGTATCAGCTTTTTGTTGGATTAAACCATCTTTAATTGCATCATATTTATCATTTTCAGCATCCTTTTGGGCCTCAACATCCGTTTTGTAATCATCTAATTGATCTGATAAAGCAGATTTTCTTAAATCTCTGGATCTTCCTCTTTGCATTTTTTCGATTTCAGTAATTTTATCTGCAAGTTGTTCTTCTAATTCTTGGCGTTTGAATTGACTTTCTATAGAATCGTCAAGAGAAAGAATATTAATCTGATTTTGAATGTCTTGTTGCTCAGATTGAGCAGTTGCTAAATTTTCAGCATAATCTTCTGCACTAGCTTCATCATCAATAAGTTTTAACTTGGCATCATAAGCGTCTTGATATTTTTGCATTTCTTTATCAAGATTATCTAATTTTGCTTCATGTCGATCTTCTTCTTTTTCCATTTCTTTTTCAATTTGAGCAACCGCAATATCTTTCATTTTTTCATATGCATTTTTCATTGTTGAGATGATATTATCAGCAATTGAATTGTAAATGGATAAAGTTTCACTTTTTATTGATGATAAAGAAGAATATAAAGATGTTAAAGTAGATTGTAATTCTTCTTGAGCAGATGAAGTTAACTGTGTTGTTGCGATAAGGATTTGGAGTTTATCAATTTCAGATTGAATTGCCTCAGATTTTTGCTTTAGGAGTTCGATTTGTTGCTTTTGATTATCTGAGTATTGGGTGGATGATTTGTCATATTGGGACTGCTCTGATTTAAGGAGAGATAGGGAATCTGAAATAGAATCTATTTGTTTAGAGTGTGATTCTAAGTCTGATTTTACAATATCATAATTTATGTCTAATATTGTAGATTGAAGGACTTTTTGTGATTCTGCATTTTCGTCCATAGCAGATTTATTAGACATCCAAGCATTTCGTAATAATTGAAGTGATTTAAAAGTCTCATCCATTATCTCACGAGTTTTTTCTGATGCTTTATTATGTTCTTCAATATATGCAACGCTTTCTTGATTGTCATTTCCAGTAAACCAACGTTCACTAACATTTCCAAATTGAGAGGACGCAGATGATATAGCAGAATCTTTTGCTTGGTTTATTTTGGAACGAGCTGTGTTAAGAAGAGATAATTCTTGAGCTTGCGAGGAAATTAGTGAATTTGTTAGGGAGAGAGTTTTTTGGTAGTCTTTTTCGGATTGTGCTTGGGAGAGGTTTTTTTGAATTGAATCTGATTTGGCTTTTTGGAGGAGATATTCTTGTTGGATTTGATTGATGAGGGCTTGGGTTGTGGATTCTATTTGGGGTTTTTCTTCTTTTTTCTTAGAGTCACTTTTAGACATACCGAGTTTGGAGAAGTCTATACCTGTATTATCTAATGCGATTGCTTTGAATCTACTAGACATATCTTGAAATAATTTTAATTTCTTATAAACACCATCGTCAGGAATAAATTCCATTTCTCCATTTGGAAGAAATATTTTACCGAATTGTCCTTCTTGTTGATAAACCTCTCCTACAAGATCCCCTGTGGCAGAAAAATATTTTGACCACTTATCACCAAGTTCGGTTAGCAATGCACTTTCTATTTTAAGTTTTGCTTGTGCTAATGAAGAGTAATTTTTTAAATCTATCCCATATTTACTATTTAATTCATTAACTAAAGTGGAGTTTCCTAAAATAGTTTTATCATAGAATTCTGTGCTTTTTTCTAACATTATAGCATATGCTTCTTGAGCTTTATCTTGTTGTTCTTGGATAACATTGGTTAAATAATCTCTAACTTTTGCTTCATCATCCAACATTGTAAGAAGATCAGGATATTTTTCAGATAATTTTACTAAACTGTCAAGACTGAATTTTCCTGATTCTGCGAATTCATCAAGGGAGGATTGGATTTCTGTGATTGCAGATGATGATGTCGATAGGGTTTCTTGGAGTGATTTTAGGGATGTGGCGAATTTATCTGTACTATTTGATGCATTTCCTGCTTTATCAGGAACGCTACCAAATATTTCTTCGATGAATGGCTTAAAATCTCCGAGCCTACCCTTGGAATCTGCAAGATTAATCATTTTTTCATGTAAGTCACTAATTTGCTTATTTACGCCAGAATCACTAGGACTTTTTGCAGACTTCGCCATTAAATCAGAGACTTCACTGATATTTTCTTTAAAGGTTTCATAGAAATCTACAACATTTTTATTTTCTAAATACTTATTAAGGACAGTTTGATTTTCTTTAAGTTCGTTATTAAGTTTATTGTATTCATCCGTTACATCTTTAATAGTATCTTTAGTAAACTTGTCTTTATTGTCAACTTTGTCTAACTCTTCTTTTAATTTCTGTAATATGATAATTCTTTCTTTTAGAGTTCCATTGATTTCAAATAATGCTTTGCCTTGTGTGGATTCTCCAATAGATGAACCAACCGCAGAATTGAAAATTGAATCAATGTTTGATTTATTTACTCCATTATATCCAGTATATCCACCAGAAAATTGAGAAGATGAGACTCGTTTTGATTTTGCAAGTGCTTCCTCTCCAGAAGTCCCCATTGATGTTAATTGTTCTTTAGCCTTACTAACAGCAAGATCATTGATTATGCTAATTTGATCTGCGTATTTTCCATTAACTAAGTCTATTCCTTCTGCTTCTATTCCATATGTCTTGATGAGNTCATCTTGAATGCCTTTTAGTCTCTTTTTTGACTCAGTAGTTAAATCTCCTGCTTGAATAATTTTAGAATATTCATCCGACAAACTAGTTAGTGAGTCTTGTTCTTGTTTTAGTTTTTGAGATGCTTGCTCTGATGCTTGAATATTTTCTTCTTGTTTTTGTTTATAAATGTCCATACCTATTGTTACAGCAGCAATTGCACCAACAAGTAAACCAATTGGGCCTATAGACACTAACAA